CGAGCAAGGCGGCGAGGGGTACACCCTAACGAAATTGGACTGCGACGAAGCGGACGCTCGTTTGATTGCGAGTGCACCCGATCTGCTTGCTGCGCTGCAAGACCTTCTAGCCGCGACCGAAGAGACCTATCACTCACGCCACGAGCGGTATGCCGCACTGGACGCAATCACCAAAGCCACAGGGCAGGAGGTGTGAGGTGAAAGTTAAATTTTATGTCGGAGAGATGAGATCGGATCACGCCACCATCCACGGGCTGACTGAGGAGGTGCATTTTCTGACCAGACTTGACTACGTGGTCACTGCACATGGCGATAGGGAAGTTGACAACATCGACACCATGCTAGGGGCTTCAGACAAGGAGTTCATTCGTTCAGACAGTGACGTTCGGACGTATGTAGCCTTGGGCATTTTCAACGAGGTGCAGCCATGAGCACGAGCATCAGCGACCGCGACTACAACATCCGCGCAGCAATTCGGGCAAGAAAACAAAAGGTACCGAAATGAGCAAAAAAATTACAGACGCAGTAAGCCCAGATCACTACAAAGGAGAGATCGAGTGCATCGACGCTCTTCGTGTATGTCTAACGCCTGAAGAATTTACAGGCTATTGTAAAGGCAGCGCTATAGCTTACCTGTGGAGACACGGTAAAAAAGACAACCCAGTCCAAGAAGCAGGCAAAGCCAGTTGGTATATCCAATGGCTACGGAACCTAGACCCTAGAAACTGACAACTATTCCATGGACACGAGCATGTGATGCAGGAGATGAGACAGCCTGTCTACCAGGGCCTCATCTTCTGACATCTCGTAATATCCAGCCACGTCAAGAATAGCGTGCACGGCTTCATGCAAAAACACCTGCTGGCGGTTCGTACCTTCTAACGAACCATGCAGCTCAATCCGGTACTTGTCCGGCAGCCACATACCAACGCAGTTTTTACCGTTCTTCCACTTACTGCGGGGGATGTTAACTACTTCAATCTTGTGCCCAGCTAAGCTAAACGATTTTGGAATACCATCATCAATGCGTTTAGCAGCAGGCATACTAACCCCCCTCAATTCATAGCTGGTTATTCTACCCTTTCTTTTTAGGAGAAGAGTAGCCCTTAGATGGCTTCTTTTTTTCCATCTTAATTGACTTAACCGGCGCATTAAGAACGCATTTTTTACCCTTGTGCATTGTCGCCTCCAGTTGGTTTAGGATACTTTTGCTTTACCTGTAGCACTTTCTCCCGCATCTGCTCCAGGTCAACCCCGCCCTTCCAAAGAGCGTCTAACTGATCCCCGATCGCTGGGTACTCCTTACGACGAATCTCTACGTAATCTTGTTTAACCTTCAGCTTCACACTGAACCTCCACAACCCTATCTAAGTGGCGCACATGCAACAGTGTCACAATTACTTTCTGCGCGTAATCGACCTCAAGCTCAATAAAGCCGTCGCTCACCACAAATGAATCAGAGCCAACGTGTGCGATGGCATCGGCAGGTATCCGTTCAATCTTGTTTCGCGAAACAAAAATTCTAAACGGAGTGCGCGGTAGCATTTTGCTATCCGCGTAGTCGTACCACACCGTATTCGGGTCTACCTTCTCGTCCGTGTGTACAACCGCAGCTTCGCCGCTAACGTCGACAGCGTCTGGGCTTCCGTCAAGTACATACTTGCACTTACCGCTTGCGTCGAACACGACCATAAAGCTCATCGCTTTGCCCCCAGCAATGAAATAGTGCTGTTTCGTAACCAGCATGCATTACTGAAATTGCCCATCGGCAAGTCCACACGGCGACTTCCAGTCAGGATCTTGACTCGCGCGGTCGTGATGTTTCTCGCCGTAAACGTCATGGCTATCGGCAGCGATGCCATCGTGTCTGCGGCACTGTCTGTCCGCAGACCGACCTGCTGTTGTGCAACGAGGCGATACCCGGACCCAGTGTCAAGCAACATGAAAAGATGCTGTCCGGAGTCGTTAAAGGTGTAAATCGAACCGTCGTGTGTTCCATAGTACACAATCTGCACAGCAGCTGTCGCATCAACCCCAACGGTAACTGTTGGGGTTTCGATAACAGTGATCGCGTTTGTAAATGTCGGAGCACTGTAAACCAGCACTCGAACGTAATCGCCGTTGTTAGTGCCTACATAAACGTAGTCATAGTATGGAAACCCAAATTCTGGATCAATGTAGAGCAACTGGTACTCGTAGTCTCCATTGCCAGCACCAACAAAGTTGTAGTTTTCTGCAACGCCGCTGTTTGTTAACTGAATCGCAGCTGATGAGTTGTTTGGAATGTATACGTCGCTCGCTGTGTATACCTCGGGTTGCGTAATGGCGTTGCCTGCAATTTTTAGCGTGCTGACAGCCAGGTCGTTAATTTTTCCGGTAGTAACTGCTAGGTCCTTAATCTGCGCATTGTTTATTCGCGCATTAGGAATGTACAAACGATCTTGATTAATACTAGGGTCAAAGTAAGTATCAAGAACAGTATTATCAATAGCTATATATGCGGCGTTTAGTCGACCAGCATTAATCTTGTCGGCGTTAAGGTTTGCTATATTAGCGTTATCGATTTGACCAATACCAATCTTGGCGCTGGTTATAGTGCCATTTTTAATAAAAGCAGCGTCCATGTAGACGCCTGCGGGAACCGTAATACCGTTAATAACCTGAGTTGTTGTCTGGACTACAAACGGGGTAATAACTCGAGAGCCCACAGGCGGAGCTGGTGACGCAATCGCAAACCGATCGGCGCGAACAGTAAACTCAGAAAACGGCGTTGCATTATTAACGGTCGAAGCAAGCCCAAAGCCAGACACATACCCGTTCAGGTCAACCTTTACGGTGTACTGCCCAAACAAAGTACCGTCAGCCTCTGCGCGTGCTGTAGCTTCAGCCTGAATAGCCGCTGTGTTAGTACCAACCGCAGCGTTAACTTGGTCGATGTACGAAGCTTGAGCTGTACCGTTAGGGAATATCTCCGTGTTTAGCAAACTAACAGCGTTAGCCGTAGCTACAACGCCAGTCGTAGCATTGTTTACGGTGCTCTGAAGAGCCGTAATCGAGCTGCCTTGGGCCGTTATATTTCCCTCGGCACTAGATACACGACTATCTAAAGCACTCAAAGCCGTCGACGAAGCTCTGGTGGCGAGACCAGTAGTAGGGTGGTTAACGGTATTGTTAAGCGTAGTTATAGACGAACTTTGAGACGTGTTTGTCTGTTCAGTAGCCGTTACCCTACTGTCTAAAGCACTCAAAGCCGTTGACGAAGCCCTGGTAGATAACCCAGTAGCTGGGTCATTTACTGTATTGCTAAGCGCAGTTATAGACGAACTTTGAGACGTGTTCGTTTGTTCAGTGGCTGTAACCCTACTATCCAAAGCACTCAAAGCCGTTGACGAAGCTCTGGTGGCAAGACCAGTAGTAGGATGATTAATCGTATTAGTGAGGCTGGTTATCGACGTCCCTTGAGACGAGATCGTGCCTTCAGCGCTAGATACACGACTGTCCAAAGCACTCAAAGCCGCTGACGAAGCTTTGGCAGCAAGCCCAGTAGTAGGATGATTAATCGTATTATTAAGATTGGTTATCGACGTCCCTTGGGACGCTACCGTACCTTCAGCGGTAGTTACACGACTATCTAAAGCACTTAAAGCCGTCGACGAAGCTTTGGCAGCAAGACCAGTAGTAGGATGATCAATAGTATTTTGCAGCGACGTAAGGGACGTAGACTGTGAAGCATTTACCCCCTCTGCAGCTGTTACACGACTATCTAAAGCACTCAACGCAGAAGACGAAGCTTTGGTAGCAAGACCAGTAGTGGGACTAGTTATAGTATTATTCAACGAAGTAATCGCTGAACTATTCGATGCTATGTTTCCTTCTGCAGTTGAAACTCTAGTAGTCAACGCTCCAAGCGCACTAGAAGTAGCAACCACTCCCGTTGTCGGGTTATTAACAGTGGCTGTTACAGACTGAATAGCCTGCGACGCGGCTGAAGTACTAGTAGCATTAATCGTGTTGATCTGAACAATTGACGCGGCGTTCTGATCAACAATGTCAGCAAGACTGCTGTACTCGCCTAGCAGATCCCAGTAAGTCGTATTAGTCGGCAGATTGCCAGTAGTAGCACTTTTAGCTTTGTACAAAAATCCGTTGTAAGTTACCAGTTCTCCGGTGACGTAAGCCGTAGAGTTATTGTATTCGGCAATAGCAGAAAGATCATTGATCTGGGCTTGCAATGTATCTACAGCAGAAGTAATAGCCGCAGCACGCGCAGCGGCCTCATTTGAAATAGCCGTAGAACGAGCCGTCGCTTCTTGGGCTACCCGATAAGCAACAGAATTAACTGTAAGAGCACTAGCGTCTATCAGATTAATTCGCGACCCAAGCGCCTGAGTCAACTGAGACTCAGTAATAGCCCCATTCAACGTAGCCAACAGCAACGTTACGTTCAAAGCTGTCTGAGCTAGTGTGCCGTTTGCAGAGTTAAACGGGCCATAAACCTCAGACGTAGAAACGTGGCGAACCCAGTAGTAGAACGACGCGCCCTCGCCAACAGGGTCAACAAACGACAAACCAGAACTAATGCCGACTAGCTGCGCGTCGCCAATAATGTTCGCGCTATTGCGCCAGATCTCTGTGTGCGCGTGAGGACCGTATTTCGGGTAGTCCCAAAACAACGTAACAAGCGCGTAGCCCCCGTTAGCCGTAAACCCAGTCGGCGTAGGCGGCACAGTGCTGTCATAAGGCGGTACAAACGTAGGTCCGCCACCACCAGTATTTGGGTTAAACGGACGTCCAGCCAGTTCAGTAGCCAGTCCAGAATCAATCAACTCACGAAGTGTAATCGCTCGATCACGCGGATCACCACGACGCCCAAGTCGGATTTCAATTGTTTCTGCCAGGGTCTCAAGGTACTTACGAAGCGCTGGGGATACATCCGCAGGCGGCGTAGAAATACCAGGTATAGTCGTTGGATTACTGGTTCGTGCTGTACTCATGTGGCGGATATCTCATCCATGCTTTGGGCAAGGCACACTTCATCAATATCAACCGCGCCAGACACCTGGACTTCCCACACCTGGCCGACCCTAGGCGGCAGACGCATCACAGGTTCGCGCAAAGTACCGGTCGTAGCCCCAGCTGGCACAGTCACCGTCTGAGTGTATACGCCAGCAGCGTACGACAAACTGTACTCAGCAATCAGCACACCATCAGCCCAGACTTTGGCCGCTACTGGGTAAGCCTGAGCGTTAACAGACAGCCAGCTCATGCTGACCGGCTTAGGCATGACCACCTGTTTCGATTTCCAAGTAAGCGTGCGCTTAGTGGTTCCGCCACGGTACTTCTTAATCTGGTTCCCGACGATAAGGTACAACTCACCGTCTTTAGGGTTCATGTACCCACCACGGACTTCGGCTGCCGTAGTCAAGGTAGAAATAGCTGCTTCTTCAGAACGGGGGTCAAAGACAAAGCCCTTATGGACACCGCCCACCGACCAAAACGCCACGTAGGTGTTCTCGTGCCGGAAAGCCCGGAAGGTCGTCGGAGAGTAATCAACGTTCCACTGCTTGGACGAGATCAACCCTTCGGTGACCACGCGCCCCTCACCACCGCTAACGGCACACAAGCCGTCCGGCCCTGCGTAAAGAAGGTAGGAACCCATGTCCACTACGCTATTTACGTTGATGCACGCCTGTGGCAGATCGATACGGATCGCTGTCATGGCACTAGGATCGGTGCCAGTGATGAAATACGGGGTGCCGTTGGTCATGGCTACAACACCGTTGCCAACCGCCCCGATGGCCACAATGTCCTCTTCGAGGGTAATGCGGTAGTCAACCGGCCAAGCGTGCGGTAGAAACGGTTCACTGAGACAGAACCGTTTACCGGTAAACCCTGCAAACACACCGTTAGCCACGGCTATCAGGCCCTTCAAAGGGCCATCCGGATACAGACTGGTGTTATCGTCCGGTGGGCCTATCCAGGTTTCGCTCGGGAGGACTTCACCCAAGCCAGCCGAGGGGGTCGTATCGGCATAGGTGGTCGTTGCAAACGGCACCTGAGCCAGGAACTGAAATGTCGTATTGTTAGAACCGGTGTTAGAACGGTAGATGCGCTTCAACGAACCAGACCCAAAGTTGTAGTTACCACTAGGGTGGTCGCCAGACGGCATGGTCAGGGTTACGGTCTCAGTATCCGTACGCTCTAAAGCCGCCGTAGCGGGGCTAGGGGGGCCTTCCTCGCCAAACGCAGTCACGAATGTGTAGACGTATGAAACGTCGTCTGGGGTCTGTGTGGTGTCAGGAGTGCCGGTCTTAGTGGTCAGCGGAGCCGACGCAGGGGCAGGCACCCCCAAACGATAGCTATTAGCCGGGTAACCAGTAGTACCGGCTACGATGGTACCGACCGTACCCATCCGGGGGTAGTCCGCGCCGGTAAAGTACAGCCGGGCAAGCGTATCCCCTGGGATAGGGCCGGGTACGGCCTTTACTCCATCCTGGTTCCACTCAAGCCAGTTGGTGTCCCGGTAGTAATAGATTGACCGGCGGATGCTGTTCTGAAGGGTGAACACTGACAGGTCGTCAGTGGTGGGGGTAAGCCGCCCCGATTCGAAGTCAATGTTCTCGGCGATCTGCCCGAATTGCTCGGCTAGCAGCCTAGCAGATACGCCCGGTGCAATCCCGCTAAACCGGTCCCGTTTGAAGTAGACCATGCGTACCTCACTTGAGTAGCAAGGTAACGAGAATCCCCGCCATGCTACAGATTAACGTGAACCCGATGACGAGTCCCCATTGATTGATATTCTTAACACCGTCTTCAATCTTATCCAGCCGTTCTGAGACGTTCTTGGACCGTTCTTCGCACATAGACTCGTGGGCCAAGAGCCTTGTCGCCAGCTCCCAATACCGGTCTTCACTGCTATGCCCGTTCTCAAGCGACATTGGACGGTAAACCTGGGAACCGGGGGTGGGTAATAGCATGTCTATGGGACTCGACCATACTAAAGTTGTGCCTAACAAACCGGGCCGTCCGCCCAGGTAAGAGTTTCCTACCCGTATATTACCACGCCCGATAGGGGCATCAATCCCCCAGGGGCAGAGGGGGGCAAAAGCCCCCCTCCTACGGGTTACTCAGCCTTTGGAATCTCGCCGCCCGGCGCAGATGTCATCTGCGACTGGGCTTGCCCCTGCAGCTTCTGGATCAAGCCAGCGACCGTCTCAAACGGCTGCTTGGCGAGGGCCGCAATCAACAGGTTCGCTTCCTCCATCGACACTTCAAA